CTGGTTATTATATGTATCCCAAAGATTGGACACAAATGCAGCAGGATCATCACGTCCTGTGAATGCTGCGATTTCTAAAATTTTATCTGACATTAATAAGCTACGCCTCCGAAGCGGCTACGTGTTCCAACGGGATTGAAGAATTCACTAACATTCCCTCTGGAGCCAATAGGTTTAATAGCAATGCTAACAGCATTAGCCATAGCATCCTTTACGTCATCATGAGAGGGACGAGCTTGAATTAGCTCATCTTCCAATACAGGAATAAATCCACCCTCGAAATGCCACACACGTCTATCATCATATAGATGTTCACGAGCAGCAGCGATACGTTCTTCCTTACTACCCTCAGCTCGTGTGGGCCTATGTTCGTCAACAGAAATTGTCAACCCATATTGCTTCACATAATCTTTGATAGACTGGACAATTACTTCCTGAGCGACAGTTACTTCTGCCCTAATCTTTTTAAACTTCCATTTTGAATGGAGGGCTGTGATATGCTGGAAGTAATCAATAGTTTTGTTTGACTTGAATCTGTCAATATCCAGCACATAATACTGTCCATCCGAATCTACTCCAACTACAACAATAGCTGTGTAGTCAGCAGCTTTATTCAAGGAGAACGCAAAGTCAATGGCAGCATAGATGTTCATACGCTTCCCATTGAAATACCACGTACTCCCTTCCTTCTTAAGACGCCTCACATCATAATACTGGAACTTGTCCTTACTGATACGATTAGACTTAGGGTCGTTAGGGTCGTTATAATATTGGGCAAAGAACTGGACACGATCATTGTATTCAGCTTCGATTCGAGCCAGTACCTGCTTGTTAAAGCCAAATGCTTTACCATCTTTACGGATTGTTCTAGGCCATAGAAAAACGCCATGTTCCTCAACCTTATGTTCTTCAACTTCCCACACTGGCCTCACATCAATCTGTGTGCCATCTGCATCGTACACAGGGTAGGTCTGTTCCATCCAAGTGTAGTAGATGTCTGTGGGGAAATATCTAGTTCCACACGCCATAGTGAACCCACCGGGGTTACGAATGGAAGTGAACTGGCTGCTCTTCTTAGCAACGCTCTCACGTCCATCTTCCGTATACGCGTTCTCAGGAACCACTAAGTCGTCTGCGATAATGATGTCAGCGTGCCATCCCGTAGTGTTGGTAGTGAGGCCAGCAGTAGCGACTGTGGGATCACGTACAGCAGCACGAGCAGGGTGGTCAATAGTGATCTTTCTCTGAGACCAACGCTTACGAAGACCCTCTTGTGGGTGGATATATTCAGGGAAGAACCTCATACAAACATTACCAGAAAGGATGGTTTGAATTGAGAGGAGCTGGGTTTCAGCAAGTTCTGCTGTAGCAGAGAGGTAGAGGATGGTGACCTCGGGGTTTCTGAGAATTACCCATGCACACCAAGTTGCAACCATGTGGCTCTTCAGATGAGCACGAGGAAGCATAATCAATTTATTGCTAGAGAGGTCATCTCCTCTACCAAACAGTGTATAGTTCTGCATCCATCGGAAAATCTTACGATGAATTTCCCCATACACGTATCCTTCGTTAACTAGTCCAGCGAAGAACACTAGGTCTTCAAGGGCACGCTCACGAATGTCTTTTGCCTCTTTGGGCATCTTCTTGACGATAGTGAGAGCTTCCTCCAACCACGGTTCAGCCATTATTTAAATTCCTTCATCCTAATGATGTCAGCACCGAAGCCCTGATTAACTCGTTCAGCGACACGCTTCTCACGCTCAACCTCACTCTTGGAAGGGCGACCGGGACCAGTTTTCTGCCAAGACTTATCAGCCAACCATTTGGCCGCTTGGAAGTTACCATCTTCACGAGCAGTGCTATCAATGATAGCTTGAATGCCTTCAGAGCGTAAAGCTACTTCAAGCTCCTCACGCCACTTCTCAACTTCAGCCCTAATCATCTTATTCTCAGTGAGACGCTTCCAGTGGTCCCAACCAATGGTACACTGCTTAGCGAACTGATATTCAGTGGGGTCAGCAATATCGAGGAAATACGAACGAAGAGATTTTAACAGGACAGTCTTACCTGCCATCTCATGATCGTTAGTTTCAGGGAACGTGTATTCTTTATCTTCATCGTCAAACGTCCAGATAGCATAAGGACTATACACTGTCTCAAGGAAAAGGGCCTGAGTCATGGGATAGCCCCTGCTGTCTTTCATCTGATCTTTAGTCCATGTAATTTTCATCAACGCCCTCTCGTATCAATCCATCCAATAGTCTGCAATCGAATGGTAATGTCGGAATTCGATACCGATAGTCGATACCGAACAGAGGCTGATGTGTTGGTAAATACCGACATTACCACCGAATCCGCCCCGCCAACAACACCTCCATTCAAACCCCAATCAACACTAAACGCTGACGTAGAAGGTGTCGTGTCGGCAGCCGTCAAAGGAGTGAGTAACGCATAGTGCCCCAGCGCTGACGGGGTCACGTCTACAATGCTGAGCATAACCTGCGCATTCACCACAATCCCGGTGGGGACTGTCAAGGCCGCCGTAACAGCGGAAGTTCCAGGATTGGTGGCGGCAATATCTGCCACCTGAACACCCCATATAAAATTATCACCATATTGCACAAACGCCTTAATCACACCGGAGCTTCGCACAATTGATCCGACACGCCGGAAATACGTGTAGTTTGTTGGCATCGTCGGTGCCGTCGCCGACAAGCTAGCCAGAACATCGACAACGCCAGTGTCTGGCCGCATAATGACGAAGATGTGCCACGTTGCATTAGAGATTGATCCAGTGTCTCGCATACCTTGGTTATTACCAACTGACCAACTTGCATCAAGTCTCTTTGTTAAACCTGACGTGAGTTTTATAGTTCGACTGTTGTTACTGTCAGTCGCAACACCGATAGCAATATCAATGTCATTTGTAGAATCAGTTGTGTTATTAGAAATAGTTAATCCAGAAAGATAATTAGGAAAGAGTTCTGCAAGGACACTTAGTTCTAAAACCCCTTCATATGTATCAGTGGCTGTTTGTTTGATATTATCAAATGATGTTACAACATTAGCTACATCAGAAAGATTCTGAGCCGCCACCATATCACCACTACCAATACCTGACGCTCCAGTATCTCCACGAGGAATAGTAATATCGAAGATAGCATTAGTTTCATCACCAACGTTAGTGACGATTACATCAGTTCCAGCAGCCCCTGTAGTCACATCTCCGACAGTAATGGTTGCTGCTTCCCCTTGAGGGCCTACAGCCTGAACATCACTTGCTGCCAACTCTACCCCACCAAGAATTAACTGTGAGGTGTTTAGAGTTCCTACATTCAAGAGATTATTAGAATCCATATCTAAATCAACGCCCATAGTATTGGGAGAAGTTCCAGAACGAGAGAGAGCATCTTCTAACGCTTCTTCAATCCCTACAAAATTCTCATTGATTAAGGCTCGATTGTATCCAGAGCCAATTGTATTCAAACTTACTTCAACTGCCATTACCTATTCCTATTTCTTAAACTTGTTATAGCTCTTAACTCCAGAGTAATCTCTTGCAGCTTTGAAGCTTTCCATTTTAAAAGCCTTTACCTTATGTAGCCATTTCATTCCACTATCGGACATACTACCAAAGTAATTTCTCTTATCAATTATATTTTTACTCTTAGGTCTACCTTTAGTTTTCATTATTTCTCTCTTATATTCTAATTAGGGGACATTCATTCACTTCGTTCATAGAATGTAATTATAATCTATTATATTATTCTTCTTGTAGCGTAGTGGTAATGTATGTAGTATACACTACTACTGCTAAAATAGACGTTTTGTTATAAACTATTTTTATTTTCTGTAATTTATTTTAAAAATATTTTGGAAATCGGTAATTTTGTGGAGAAGGAGAGGAGGGGTAATGCACATAATACGCACACCCCCAACCCCCGGGTACCCCCTAGGACAATACATGAGCATCGTCGTCATATTATCCGGGTGTATGTGGTATAATACTACCACACCCTATCCTCCACCTGTCCA